CGGAGTTCAACGCAAATTAAACGATTGAATTTGCCCCATGAAATGCTAGAAACACGGTGAGCCTCAGAGCCCTGCGCATATCTCAAAAAATTCCCAAGTGTCGTAATGATTCCAGCAATAATAGAAACACCGCCGATTGCCAGTGTCGCCAAACTCGCAGCGCTTTTGTTATCGCCAAAAATGGAAGTGAGACCAAAGTTGGCTGTTCCTGTCAATGTGCTTAGAATAATGACGGGAATGGTGATCATCCGGTCATTGCGACTAAAAATCTTCTCTGTGCGCTCGTGCATCCAGCGATAACACGCGGCCTTGTCAGCCCATTCTGCCATTAAGTCGTCCAGTTCAGGTGTCCAGCCATTCAAAAACTTCTTGGGCTTTGAAGCCTCCATCTTCGGCTTATCCTTGTCGTCCCCTGTCTTAGGAGGTGACTCCGCTTTTGGTGGTGAAGCGCTTGCCATAAGACTTGCCATCTACCTTATTAAAGTATTTTATGCGTTGTATTTGCCCCGACGTTTTCGGCTCTTCTTTTTATTGATTCCTTGAACTCCGCAGAATGTGTAGATTTCCGCCACCATCATTTCACTGACCTTCAGATTTTTTATCATAGCAGGATCATCTTTTGAAACTGGTAACGTGGGTAAGTCTTTTTCTAATAACCAATTCTGAAACACCGCCGCCGAATTTTTCATTAATGAATTAGCAATACTGAGTTTCTGCCACTCAGGTCGCAATTCACCGCCAATAAAAAGCCCCGCTTTTTCCAAGGTGCCAAAGAATACATCATAAATCTGTTGTGCTGTATGAAGAGCCCTATATTCGGGTACCATTTTCAAGGTTGTCCCCAAGCCCATATGCTTCAAGTCATCAAAGAAGAGGATTTCAGGTTTAGTAGTCATGGGTAAATCTAAGTCCTCTAAACACTGGAGGATACCACGGATAGTTTTTTCACGCGCATTTGGTTGTCCAGCAGGAGCACGTTCTACCTTCATGCGGGAAGCAGTATTCGCAGTGAAAACAAGCTCAATTACAGGTTTTTTAACAGAAAATATATTTAGATTTGCTAGACGCACAACGAGTTCCACAAAGGATAAGAATTCCGGGCAAGTATTATTGGAGTAAAACATAATGTATTGGAGATGTCCTTGACTTTTCATGAGTTGAGCCGTTCGGAAAACATTTTCCATGCCGGGGCGAAAGAGGTAGAGTTCCTTTTTCTTAGACGCAGTTCCAGCCTCAAGAGCTAGGCTTCTATAAGCCAATTCTACTGCATCCACAAAACCCATAGGCAGACTGCCGGTGTGCTTGTTCATATGGCAGAATTGATAGATGTCCAACAATTGTGTGAACAACTCAAAAAATCCCTCGCCATCGCAAATACACTGGTCAAAGTCAAACGCTAAGATACGAGTTGGTTGTAATTCGGCCATCCGCCTTCCTACTCCACTCGGGTATAATATGCCGGAATCCGGAAAAATGCCGTCAAAGCATCTTTGTCAAGAATACGACAATCCGCAGGCAGGGAATCTGCCCATAAATCGGGCACTGCCTCATTCTTGGTTGCGATCAAAAAGCCCCATTCACTCTGAAATGATGGAATTGCTACCTTTCCGAGACGGGGTTCCGCAAAACCGGCACGCATCATCTCTTCTTTTACCGAGGTGGCCAGGGCCATTCCGTCAACCGAGGCAGGGGCTATAGGTCCACAATGTGTTATGATTACACACTTCTCAGCAGTTCTAGCATAGATATCCTTCCAGAACACCGGGCTATATAATCCCTCCTTTATGTCGATCGCCGGGTCGGGTAAATCACAGATAATAATATCAAATGGCAAAAGTGTCTCATCTCGCAAAAGTTTGCTGGCATCCATATTCAATTGAACAATACGCTGATTAGGATAATAAATTTCACCGATTTGCGTCGAGCAGTAACCCATATAGTCGCGACAAAGTTCAACCAAATATTTATCAAAATCATTCCATACAATTTCTTTAACAACTGAGACAGGCCACTTCAAGAGTTCTCTACAAGTGGCTCCTTCACCTGCTCCTAGTACGCACACCTTTAATGGCTTGTTACCATACAAACTTCTGTGCGTGATGATTGCCGGGTGTACCAAATGCTCGTGATAAATCGCCTCATCCCCCTCAGTGCTCTGGAGCTCACCATCTGTAAATAACATCCGGCCATATTCGTCCGATTTCGCAATAAGAACCTCTTTACAGAAGGGTGTTGAACCAGCCCATAGAACAGAACTAACCGGATATTTGCTCGAAACTTCACTACTTGTTGCGGTCTCCTCGTAAAATTCTTCAACGTTTATTTTTTCTTCTAATCCGTAGTTGCGCTCCATTCTATCTCTTTTTAGAGGCAGGCCTTTATTACAAAAAAAAAACATATTATAGAGATGGCTGGTCCGGATGCTGCAATGTTTGCTTTTGGTATCGGTTTACCATTAGTATTTGTCGTCTTAACTCTTGTGTATTATGTTGTTTGTCAAATAGCATACAAAATAAATGATAGATACCCTTCTGTCAGTGTTAATTTAGCGATAGCTTTAATTATAATAGTACCTGTTCTTATTATAGGACTGGTAATAACAGGATTTATTATGAATTCTGGTTAAAACTTATGAAAACCGATGCTTGCGACAAAGTGGAATATAAGCCTCCGCTGCTCCAATGTGGATTTGATTAGTGTCTTTTTGCGTTCTGGATCCCGTGAAAATAGCTGGAGTTCCGTCACCGCATCTTTCACACAAAGCCGTCATCTTAACAACGGAATCTGCTAGAGGAATACAGTCCAGCACTTGGCCAAAAGGCTTAGCAGCAGTGTCGCCATCCAAACCACAGACTACGAGATTTTTCTCAAGTATGAGAACCAATTCCACAAATTGGAGCAAATCGGGGAAGAATTGCGCTTCCTCAATAATTATGAGATCGGCTTCTAGCAATTTGCTCCTCTGAAAATCGTCCGTTTGTAAACAAGACATCAGTTCTGATGTAGCAAACGCCGCAACTGATTCCTTATCATGACTTGTCAACGCAGGCTCCACTGAATAACGTTTATCCAGTGAAGATGTTATAACCATAACTTTCTTTCCTATTGCTCTGCTCCGGCGAATCCGCGATAGAAGAGCCGATGACTTTCCCGCAAACATGGGTCCGATGATGATTTCAAGTGACATTGCTTGCTTTCATTGAAAGTGGCGTAGCCTCAAATTTATTGTTTCCGTTTACGTGCTTTAGTAAAATTATTCATGCTAAATGTTTGCGGTACGCTATTTTCTTGCGGTGTTTTTACAAAATTGTTCAGACTAAATCTTTGTGCGGGGGCATTTTCTCTCTGCGTTGTATATCCCGCCCAGTTAGAATATTGTCTTTTAAGTGTTTGATATTTATTTTTAAAATTTTTAAATTTTCGCGTTGTCTTATTTTTAATATTATCTATAGCATTCTTTCCCTTTTGTTTAATATTTTTATATAATTCTCCAATCTGTTTTAATGTTTCTGCCGGGTATAAATCGCGTAACTTTGTATTTCTTAAGTTTTTTATTATATCTAATACAGTAGCCTTAATTGTAAGTCTTTCAGAAGTACATAATTTTTCTGTAACAACTGAAATTGCTACTGTGATAACGTCAATTATTGGACCAATAATGCCTGTTGCGCAAGCTGATAAAAGCGGAAACGATACAAGACTGAGAATCATAGTTATAACATTCAATTTGTCAACGATTAAATTAAGTAGTTTTTCCACAATATGACTCTGTTCTCTTGCTAAAAAATATTTCAGTGAACGCTCCAAGATATTTTTATAAAATAAACGTGTATCATTACAGATTGCGTCTTTGTTTTCTTTTAAGAATTTATTCATCTCAGTCATAAATATTATTGTAAATCCAATACAAACTGATGCGCCTGGTCGCAATCCTTTAACAATTCCTTCGCGAAATGCCTGTTCTTTGACTGCTACTTTATATTCATTTAAATTCCGTTTTACTTCTACATTACGTTTTTTATTTTCGTAGGTGTTAAATTCATTCTTACAAATTTCAACTGTTTGCCCATTATCAAGATTAACTTGATCAATCTTTGAAGTTCCACGCTGGGAGCACTGTGGCGGAGCTGTAGTATTTTTTAAGTAATTCAAGGTTGTTTTTAAAACAGGGGGTGTTTCAGTCATTGCAATAATTGGTGTTTCGTTTAAAGAAGGGGGTGTTTCTTCTTCTTTTTTATTTGCCAAATTGTCACTCTTATTTTCTTGTTTCTTAAGTTTATTAGCATAATTCTTTGATAGAATTGACGCTGTTTCTGATAAGCTAATATCTGTAGCCATCCCTTATTAAGTAGAAAGAATAAAATTTGACCGCACTCAGCCGGAGTTTAAAAAAACCAAACATAGGACAGATAGGATGCCCTTTCTTCCAAGTACTTCTGAAACAGAGACAATTGTAGGAATTCAATTTGGTATCTTCAGTCCGGATGAGATTATCCGTCGGTCTGTAGTTGAAATTACGAATCATAACACACAGGAAGGTAAAATCGGTGGTCTATTTGACCCGAGAATGGGCGTGCTAGAAAACGGCAAGAACTGTCGCTCATGCTTCCAGAACAATCACAAGTGCCAAGGTCACTGGGGCTACTACAAGTTGGCCCGCCCTGTCTATTACATTCAGTTCTTCAAGCTTGTTCTTAAGGTTCTGCGGTGTTGCTGTATGAAGTGTGGTAAGCTTTTGATAGATAAGTCCCAGCATACGAATCTTCTTAAGTTGAAGGGTGAAGCCCGCTGGAAGCAGGTCTTAAACCAGTGTGTAAAGATTAGCCGTTGCGGTGAAGCGATTGAGGATGGCTGTGGAGCGCGCCAGCCCCGTAACTACACAGAGGACGATATCTGTAAGATTTTCGCTGAGTGGAAGGACATGGAGATTCCTGCTGGAGCGGAAATTCCGGAGGGAGCCAACATCACTGGAGCGGTCAATGATAAGGACACAGGGGCTCTGCTTTCCAACCTTGTGACCTTGCGGAAGTTCCTAGAGCCCGAGTATGTTCATCGGCTTCTCAAGCGCATCTCAGATGATGATGTGGACTTCATGGGTTTCAGCCGGTATTGGTGCCGGCCAGATTGGATGATGTGTACGGTCCTCAGCATTCCGCCACCCCAAGTCCGCCCCTCTGTACTCCAAGATAACAACCAGCGTTCAGAGGATGACCTGACACAGAAGTTGGTGGATATTATCAAGACAAATGGACTTCTAGCAGATAAGATTGCGAAGAATGTCAAGAAGAAGGTGATTGACGAGTGGACGAATGTTCTCCAGTATCACGTGGCTACATTTATTAATAATGAGATTCCCGGTGTGCCTCCTTCAGCCCAGCGCTCCGGCCGTCCGCTCAAGTCGGTCCAACAGCGCCTTGGCTCCAAGGAAGGTCGCATCCGTAACAATCTACAGGGTAAGCGCGTAGAACATTCTGCTCGTACCGTTATTACTCCTGACCCGAATATCAGCATCAAGGAAATCGGTGTTCCGATTCGCATTGCGTCTAATCTGACCTACCCTGAGCGTGTAACAGCCTTCAATATCAATAAACTCTACAAGCTCATTCAGAATGGACCAGATGTCTATCCTGGCGCAAAGACAATTGTCCGCGCTGCTGATAATCGCATGATTTCCCTCAAGCACATTACGGGCAAGGACCTTCAGCTCTTCGAAGGTGATATTGTTAATCGTCACTTGATGGACGGCGATTACGTCCTATTCAACCGTCAGCCGTCTCTTCACAGGATGAGCATGATGGGTCACCAAGTCCGTGTTCTGCCCCATAACACATTCCGACTCAACGTCTCTGTTACAGCACCTTATAATGCTGATTTTGACGGTGATGAGATGAACTTACACGCACCGCAGTCGGAAGAGGCTGCCATGGAACTGCGCGAAATTGCAGCGGTTCCCCTTCAAATTGTAAGCCCCCGTGATTCCAAGCCTATCGTCAGTGTAGTACAGGATACCCTCGTGGGTGTTAACCGATTTATGCGGAATAATGTTCTGCTGAACCAGCGCGAAATCATGAATATGCTCATTCAGACTCCCGGCTGGACGGGCAAGTTGCCTCCGCCTTCTAATAACGAGAAGGGTCCGAAGTGGTCAGGCAAGCAGGTTGTAAGTGTGCTCCTTCCGCCCCTCAACTTGGACATGCCCAACGGTCAGTTTGACGAAGACAAAGATAAGGGCGACCCCAATTCGCAGAACTTCGTAAGTATCAAGAATGGAATTGTTGAACGCGGTGTCTTTGATAAGTCCATCTTCTCTGCTGCGCTGATTCACCTTATCTACAACGACTATGGTCCGGCTAAGACGGTACAGTTCTTGGATTCACTCCAGCGCATCGTGGCGATTCACTTGATGAACAGCGGTTTCTCAGTGGGTCTTTCAGACTTGATTGCCGACGCAAACACGCGCTCCGAGATTGACAAGCTGATGAACGAGCTGAAGGGCAAGATTGAGAATATCATCCAGCAGGTTCACTTGGGTCTCTTTGATAATTCATCCGGTCGTACCAATCAGGAGGAGTTTGAACGTCTCATTTTCGGCGAGCTAAATCAGGTAGTGAATACTGCTGGAAAGCTGGGACGTAATAGTTTGGCCGACAACAATCGCATGACAAACATGATTAAGGCAGGTTCGAAGGGCTCAAATACCAACGTAGCGCAGATGATTGCTGTTCTCGGTCAGCAGAACGTAGAAGGTAAGCGTATTCCCTATGGTCTACAGGACCGTACTCTGCCCCACTTCAAGCGCTATGATGACGGCGCGGCGGCGCGTGGCTTCATTGAGTCCTCATTCATTAAGGGCTTGACTCCAGCAGAGACATTCTTTCACGCTATGTCAGGTCGTGAGGGTCTGATTGATACAGCCGTTAAGTCAGTCACAGGCGATACCCTGATTACTATCCAAGAGAATGGGCAGATGAAGACAGTTCAAATTGGCGAATGGATTGACACGCATCTCAAACAGAAGGTGGAGAATATTGAGCACTTCCAAGAGCGGAATATGGAAATGCTTGGTCTCAGTCAAATGACGCATATTCCTACCACAGATGCTCAAGGAAATGTCTCATGGGGTCAAATCGTAGCCGTTACCCGCCACGACCCCGGTCAAACACTATATGCGATCAAGACTCAAGCAGGAAAATCAGTTACAGTAACAGAGTCACAATCTCTTCTTGTGTGGAATGGTACAGGTTTTGAGAAAAAGTCGCTTCCTGACGTTCATCTCGGCGATTTCGTTCCAACTACTGCCAATCTGCCTGATCCTCCAACAGAGCAACGGGAAATTATGCTAGAAACCTATATGCCTAAGACAAAGTATCTCTATGGAAGTGAATATCTGCTAGCAGTTGCCGCTATGAATAAGACAATGGAAGGCAAGAAGAAGGTAACTGCCGGATGGTGGTCTTCTGCAAATAGTACTGATTTCACAGTTCCTTATGATAGTAAGGCAAAGTTACAGCGTGCCACTGTTCGCTCAAATATGGAGAATATCAAGGCTGGGTATATTTATCCTTTTACTACAAATCGTGACCATGGACTCATTTCTGAAGTGTTCCAACTCAACAATGAGAATGGTATTTTCCTTGGTCTTTTCCTAGCAGAAGGAAATGCGGATATTAAGTCAGGATACATTCAGATTACTAATAATGATGCTGGAATCCGAGAATTTGTTAAACAGTGGTTTGCCAAGCAGCATCTTGAGACATCAGAAGAAATCAAGACAAATCATATTGGTGGAACAAGTTCATGTGTCCGCGGATACTCAACGATTCTAGCAAAGTTCATCACAGAACTAGTTGGACATGGAGCGGCTGAAAAGCATGTACCCGCTGCCGCTGTCGCTGCGCCTGAGGAATTTATTGTTGGTCTCTTGAATGGTTATTTCTCCGGTGATGGAACAGTCTCAGAGAATTCGGTAGACTGCTCTTCTTCTTCTGCTGCTCTGATTGATGGAATCAGCATGCTTTGTACACGTCTTGGAATCTTCGGAAAGGTATCTCAGAAAATCATCAAGTCTAACAATCTAGGCCCGAAGAATATTAATCCTGTTCATTGTTTGGCAATCCGGTCACAGTGGGCTACACGTTTTGCTGAGAAGGTGCCGCTTATCCTTGCCTCCAAGCAGAAGAAGTTGTCTGAAATGAAAGCGACTTCTGAGCACAGGAATTTCGGGAAGCAGGGCGGCTGCGTCTTTGATGAAATTGTAGACATTCAATTGCTAGATGCTAAGGATTATCCCAAGGTTTATGATTTGACTGTCCCCAGCACATTTAACTTCTGCTTGGCAAATGGTCTTCATGTTCGTGATACGGCCGACACTGGATATCTACAGCGTCAGCTCGTAAAGGCCATGGAGGACTTGATGACCCAGCACGATAACACAGTGCGTGATGCTGCAGGCACGATTATCCAGTTCTCTTATGGCGAGGATGGAACAAACTCAACAAAGATTGAGTATCAGCCATTGAATATTGGTGGCCTCTCCGATCAGGAGATTGAGGATCAGTTTGCTGTGCCGGATGCTGGAGAGGAAGGCACAGCTTTCGTGGAGGCAGTCAAGGCTGACCGGCGCATGCTGGTAGAAAGTGTACTCGGAAGCAAGCTTGTCAAGACGGATAAGCAGACTGTGGCAGGCCCTGTTCATTTGGACCGAATGATTAAGAATGTAGCGCTTCAGTTTAATCTCAACAAGGAGGAGCAGTATAAGGTTACGGGAACGCAGGTCTTGGCTACGATTGAGCGTATCAAGGAGCGCACAATGCCCCGCAACAAGATTTGGGCGGCCCTCCTGCGCTATCACATGAATCCGCAGAATCTCCAGCGTCGCGGATTCACACAGACTGCACTAGAAGTATTGGCCACGCAGATTGTTAACAGAAACTGGGCATCATGGTGTGTACCGGGCGAAATGGTGGGCATTATCGCTGCGCAGAGTATTGGCGAACCATCAACACAGATGACACTTAATACGTTCCACTTGGCAGGTGTAGCAGCTAAGTCTGCTGGAACCCGAGGTATTCCCCGTCTGAAGGAACTGCTCAAGGCAACGCGCAACCCGAAGGCGTCTGTACTTTCAATCTACTTGAAGCCTGAGCTCCGCAAGTCAAAGGAAGAGGCCCGTCGCATTGCGCAGGAACTGGAGTTCACACTCCTAATGGACATTGTAACTGTTGCTCGTATCTACTTTGACCCGCGCGACTCAGCCACTGTTATTGCGCAAGATGAGAAGTGGCTGTCATTCTTCTTGGCCTATGAGAGCCTTGGTTCTGCAAGCACAACATCAACAAATGCTGCTGCCATTGCGTCATCTGGCGAAGGTGAAGAGGCTGAAGGAACAATCAAGCGTAGCCCGTGGATCTTGCGTCTTGAGTTAGACCGTGACAAGATGTTCCTCAAGAATATTACGATGGAAGATGTTCTCTATGTAATCAAGCGTCGCTTTTCCCTTGAGACTGCCTACACAGATTACAACGCCGATGAACTTGTTATCCGCATGCGTCTAGAAGAACCTTATTCCAGCGACCCGATGGATGACCTAATCGCCCTCAAGAAACTACAGAACAATCTGCTAACGAGTACTCTGGTTCGGGGTGTAACGGGCCTTCGCGCTGTCTCGTTCAGTTATATCAAGGACTTCTTTGAGTTTAATGCGACAATTGGCCAATATGAGAAGGTGGACCAGTTCGTCTTGGATACGGATGGCACAAACTTCCTCGATGTTCTCTGCCACCCGGATATTGATCCGACTAAGTTGTATAGTAATAACATTCACGATATCTATTCCAATCTGGGTATTGAGGCCACACGTGCTGTTCTGCTAAAGGAAATCAGTGGCCTTTTCGAAGATAACAACGTAAACTTCCGCCACTTCTGCCTCCTCTGCGATGTTATCTGCTCGAAGGGCAAGCTCATGACAGTGGACCGCTATGGCATCAATAAGAATAACATTGGACCTCTAGCAAAGGCTTCTTTCGAGCAGACGGAAGATATTATGTTGCGGGCGGCGCTCTTCGGTGAACTGGACCCGATTACAGGTGTATCCGCCAATATCATGACGGGCCAGCCTATTCGCGGCGGAACATCCTTCTCTTCCATCTTGTTGGACGAAGATTCACTCAAGAAGTTCATGAGTGAAGCAACAGGTGTAGACCTGAGTGGATTAGAGAAGGAAGAACAGTATACGCAGGATGATGAAGATGCCACGCTATCGGAGTCACGTAACGCTTCTGGTGATAAGGATGATGCCTGCGCCTTGCCCCGTCTGCGCCTTGAAGCCACTCTGCCGGACCAACATGAAGAAAACGTAGAATACGAAGAGATGGAAATTACACTTGTATAAAAAATAGACGACAACCATTTAATTATTATTTTTATAGGATAGGTTAATGACAAACACTGAAAAGCTAAAAACACCCGATGGAAGCCATACTTTCTGGGATATTTTTACACCTGGGGCCAAACTAGGCGTGTATCATTTTGACCGGTTTGACAAAGACTATGTCTATGTTCAAATGCCCGAATCTAAGGCGAAAGTTTTTGTTCGTTGCTGTATTTTCCTGACGATTAAAGATGAGCACCAGCCGAAAAGTTTTGCTATAGTCCACCGCTGGAATAAGCCTTTGGGAGGGCCCGCCGACCACAATAACTGGGAGCCTATCAAGGGTCAAGTGGAGAAGAAAGAAATGTTGGCTGCTAAACGCCTTGTAGGTGGCAACAAGGAGCATGATAAATTCTTGAATGAAATTCTCAAATACACAATTCAGCGTGAAGCAGAAGAGGAGGGAAAGATTCTACCCTGTTCCCTTAAAAAACTTACGCTTCATCGCGATATGGCGTATACATCAACACACAGTGATTATCCCGAGCCAAATATGTACTTTCAATATATGATTTTTACGGCTGAAATTTCTCGGAAAGATTTTGAGAAGGCGCAAGAGAAGGTTCATGCTGTATGGGATGATCCGCGTTCAATCAATCTCCGAAAGGATGAACGTGAAAAGAATGGCTTGGCTCTATGGTCGCCCCAAAAAGGTTTGAGGGCTATAATGGGTGGACCTGCTGGAGCATTAGTTCGGCTCTACCTTAGACATTTATAGCCTAAACCCCCCTTTCAATACATAGGTATGGTTGATACTACTTCTCTTCGGTGGATCTCCGGTGGTCCACAGTCGCATTATATGCGATATAATTTGAAATTTGCTCGGCTAAAAGGCGAACAGAAAAACCATTTCTCCAAAGCGCTAACTCCTATACTAATGACTCTACATCGCCTGAAAAACTGTATTGATGACATGGACCACCAGAATACATGGGACGAATACAAGAAAATAACGAATCCATTTGAGTTCGTTTTCCTTTCTTTAGCAAAACGAATGCATTTTAGCGTAGCCAAGAAAATCCCGCTTAGCAGGTCATATTATAAGATGATTGAGATTTGGCAAAGTCTAGACTTAGGATCTTCAATTCCCAAAAATTTTGTATCAGCACATTCAGCCGAAGGTCCCGGTGGATTTATTGAAGCCCTCATAGATATTTCTGCTAGAACGGAGCGGACCTTAGAAGCAAGTCTTGCGATGACCCTTAAGGCCACTGATAAGAATATTCCGGGATGGAAAAAGTCACAAGCATTCTTATATTCAAATCCCGTTGTAGAAATTACATATGGCAAAGATGGCACAGGTAATCTCTATAATCTAGATAATCATAGAGTTTTCAATGAAATCCTAAATAAACGGTGCGCCAAAGGCAAGGCAAATCTCTATACAGCGGATGGTGGGTTTGACTTCACGAATGACTTTAACAATCAGGAGGAGAATGTAATTCACTTGCTTCTAGCAGAAATTCTCCTTGGTCTAAGTGTGCTAGAAAAGGGGGGTGTCCTTATTATCAAGCTATTTGATACTGTCTTACAACCAACTCTGGAAATGCTGTATATCACAACACGGCATTTTAGAGAATGGACAATTACAAAGCCAAAGACAAGTCGCGCCGCTAATTCAGAGCGTTATTTAGTATGCCGTGGCTACCTCGGGCATGAAGAAGACGCTGTGCGCACGTTTTCACTGGTTTTAAGGCAGAAAAAACATAGAAACATAATATCTTTTATTGACGCTGATATACACAGTCAACAAGAGTACAGGGATTTTGAAAAAGAAATCATCAGTTTCCAAGAAAACCTCTCCAATTTTCAGATTGAAGCTATCAAGCGAACGCTCAAAATCATTGAGACAAAAACGAATCAAATTCTGAAAGAGCAAATTAAGGAAAATGTGATACGCTCAATGGAATGGTGTTTGCAACATGAAATAGAAATCAGCAATTTCTACAAGGATAATGAAATGGAGAAAATCCTAGATTTATTAGCAAAAGAACTTCTTACTTCGTCGGCGCTGGGACTTTACCCTTCACGAAAGTATCTACAAGAACAGTCCCAACTTCAACGGAAGCCTGATGTTGTGTCTGCTGGCCAGACTCCATCTTCTCAAACTGTTCAACCAACTTCTGAAGAATCACGCGGTCATGATCCGGCTTCAGAATCATCGCAAACAGGAGAGGAAACTCGGTCTGGTAATTGGGAAATTGTGAGGAGACAACAGCGGGGGTACTCGAAAGGAGGGCCGTATCTACTTCTTTAATCATCTGCTTGACACGGTCGGCCTTGCTCATTTTACTTTCTGCAAGAAACAAAAAAGGAAAATCTACCGTTGAAATAGGGGATGTCTGTTCTGAAGAAGTTTACTAAGAAGCGTACATATAGACGTTGTAGCCGTAAAGCAGGTTGCGTTACTATGCGTAAACAAAAACAAAAGGGAACAAGACGCCGATTCAGACAGCAGGGAGGCAAATGGGGAATGGCTGATTTTCTTCCCACAACGTCCTGGGGAGCATGGGGCTCACCGTCACAGGCAGTTCAATTTGGACCAAACCAGACAGCGCCTCCCGCCTTAGCAAATGGTGGTATGTACAGTGGCCCGCAGTCTACAGGCCCGTGGGCATCAACGCCTTTTCCGCCGACTCAGTGGGCTCATTCCCTAGAAGCTGCGGCGGGCAAGGGTCCTTTAGCGGCAGCCGTGTTCATCCAGCAGAAACCGAATGATAACTTCGGTGCCTCATTCAGTCCAGCGTTCAGCCGAAAGTAAATCTTTTTACTGAAATAGAATGTCTACTATCAAATCCGATGCTCGTGCAGCCGTGCCTCCCGAGTATAGTGATTCAGACCCCCGGAATCCCAATCAATTGACGCAACAGAGTCAGGCTAATTTAGACCAGATAACAGCTGATTCCACATTTGATGATGCTCCGAAAAAGCGTGCTATTCGAGAGACCTTTGTTTTACAACAGTCAGGCCTAACAAATATGGCAGCAGTCAGCGTCTTAGCACTAATGGCTCTGCTTGTTATGGGTAGGATGACGTGGCGTTTCTAGAAATGTTGTAGTTTAAACCGGATTGTCCACAACTTTCCACCCGAACCTGCCTGAAAACACATATCCTCCAAGCGATCCTGTTGTAGATATCGCTTGTTGTCTATCATGTAAACCTCCGGCTCAGGCTCGGATACACAGACAAAACGAATTCCAAATGAGGCATAGTACTCAGTTAAAGTAATAAGTTTCGCTTCTGTGACTTGCTTCAGATCAACCGGTCGACCATACCAGGATACGAGAGCATGTGTCATGAATTCCAGCAAAAATTCAAACATGCCCTGCGCGTCGGACGTGTCAAATTCAACCTGAACGGAACCAGGGGCCTTGGGTTCTCCTCGTAGAATCATCTTGAAGAATTCCGTGCTATTGTCGCCTTCAGACATTCTCGTTTACCGTGGCAACGGTTTCTTTTACGAATTCAATACGCCGACCCTGCCGGATAGCCCAATCCGTCAAGATACGCATGTTATCAATCTGTTTGTGGACAGTTTTCACACCATTCTTATCCATAAAATCACGAATCTTCTTATCCTGGTTTATAACAAAGAGCGTCCCAGCTCTTGGCATTTCCTTTAATGCTAGTTCCTTATAGTTCTCCTGTGTCAGAGGTGTGTGAATAATAGGTGTCTTCGTGGTAATCTGCCATCGCTCCTTATCCTCATCAGAAATCAGGTCTTCCAGATAAATAGGACGCTTCCACGTCATTGTCATTGAACACTCCGCTGTAATGTGTCCCTTCATACAACACTTGAGACAAGTTACATTTTTTCGGAATTTACAGTCTTCACCCCCATGCGAGTCGGCCATTGATGGAATATATTTCTTACAGAAACCACAGGTTCGTTTTTCGGACATTTTCACTGCTTACCAAGCCAGTGGCTTGGGTTCAATTTTTATGCTTAATTAAAATTTGATTCCGCTTTCTGGCCTTTAATACCCAAATGTCTTCCTCATCTTCCCTACAGAAGACTCTTATCCGGGCAGCGCTAAATGGAATTGTATATTGGGTGGACAATACGCCTCCCGAGAAGGGTGGAGAGGGTCACTGCTATACCTATTGTCTTCCTCCAGAGACACCCACACTAATTGGCAAGGCAATTAAGGACCCCTTTGACCCGAAGGTTCTTCATATTCAGCTTCTGCCGAATTATAAGGAGATTATGGCCGAGAAGATGGCTTGAAAAATTTGACTTATTCTTAGTTTACTTGGTAAAGCAAGAATGGAGTCTTCCGCCCAGACAGTAACATGGACTGCTAGAATTCTAGCATATCGTCGCCTTGAAATCCTTCAGGACTTGCTTCGGCTGTATCCGCATCTAACTACGAGTCAGCTTCAGCCTTTCTATGAAAAGTCCATAGTTCAACCTATTGCCCTATGTGAGCCTAGCGATTAAGTCCTTTTAGTGATGCTATGTAGTCCTGATAACTTTTAAAATATCTTTTTGGTTTCTGCCCATTTGGATTTGGCGTTGCTTGATTCGTTGAAATATAAATATAGGTTGTTAAATCTTTGATGCCGGCTATTAATTGACTTTCTGTTTTAACTAGCGAATCATTTGCCTTCGCTGTAAATGTGCTCGGATATACATGAGTAGCACAAGGCATCACCTAATTGAAGTTGAAAAATTAATATATGGATATCGCGCATTATGAAGCATTTGGCCTTTGTTGAACATATTTTTTTCTTTCATACTTGCGAATTGGTAAAAATAGGGGTTATTTGTTCCCGGGCCGTATAAAAGAGTACCTGAGCCAATATTTGTACTGACTTGTATATTACAGATTTGAATACGTTCGTATGTATTCCAAGCATTCCGAAGATCAGTGATTTGAGCCTGTGACTGATACATGTATCCACTCAAATCAAATGTGACTTGTTTTGGCAGAGTTAAATAATTCGTACTCCAATAGCCGGACATATCTCTCCTACAGTTAGATAGAAGAAGATGGACCGGCCTACGCGATGGTATCTACTGTTATCCTATTGGATTTTGATTGCGTCTGTGCTTTATCTAGCACACGGAGTCTCAACCTTTCCGTTAAATGTTCTAGCTTTAATCGGGTTATCAGAAATGATTCTCAATCCAAGCAATCAACTCTTGTCTAAAAATCTGGTTATCACGCTGATACATACCGTGCCATTCTTATGGATACCGTATGATACGTCTAGGAATGCGTTTAATTTTGCTGGTGCTGTTATCTTTTTGTATTTGTTATTCATCACATTCATGAGGCGGTCTCCTGTTGATATTTACCAAACACTTTTGCTAGAGAAGCATGTAGATTTTAAGGATTTTGTGTGTGAACGCTTTGGCTTCTGTGGAGACCAACTCTTCAGTGGGTAAAATATATTTACTATATAGAATGGCAGCTCCTGGTTTTGGAGCTGCGGGAGGTGCGCCTCCGCCCGCTTTAGCAATTCCTTTGAGAGGTCCGCGCCCCCGTATAGCAGCTGGACTTCCTGGTGGAGGTGCGGGTTTACCTCTTGGTCCTCGTGGTGGAATGGGTCATCTTCGTGTTGGAAGGGATGGATTTATTTATCAAAGAAAAAATAAAAGTAATTCTAATGTACCTAGCTCTCTTCCTTTATGGATGGGTTCTGAAGAAATTGGAATAGATTTTGATACAACTATTACACAATTAGCCGATTTTCAACCCGACACTATTTATGTTAAAATGCCAAATGATTATAGACTTCGTAGTAATTGGAGAGGTGTAATCGGTTACGCAGTACCTGATTTTTCAGTTGTGGCTCATTTTAATCTAAATTTTAAGCCGGCCTATATTTTTGACACAGAAGGAGGTTTAATAAAAACTATTGGATATACTGATCGTTATTCTACATCTTTACAGTTTGATGCTACTAGAGAAAATTATCATCCTGTCAGGGCCGAAGACCTTGGCGTAATAGCAGATGTAATACGGCGTATTAACTATGAAAGTATGACTGATCCTGTAAATGCCGCAACTGCGCGACGACTTGCTCAGCCTGCCCCTCCTTCTCCTGTGGCACCGGTGAACTTTGGCCGTTTTGCTCTTCCAGCAGGTCCTCAAGTAAATGTCAAAGGAGAATATGGTCCTGCTAGAAGCAGGCGCAACATTAAACGCAAATCAAGAAAAAGTAGAAAAAACTAATTTTTATTGACTATGATTTCTATTTATCTTATTTTGGCTTTTACTACATACGTACAAGCCAAAATTAATCCGAGGATACCAATGCTAATCATTGAGTTTTGAGTAGTTGGATTTGTGAATCCATCTTCCCACACCCAATCACCCATAAAATTACCTGTAGAACGATCGTAATCGACTACTTCAATATTAAAATCGGGATCTATGCCCTTTCTTCCATGTAGTCCATTTGAGACGCATCGTACTAACCATCTACGAGGAATATGTGGTATGTAGGCAACAACTTCCCACAATCTTGGAGATAACATAGCTCCTTTTTGACGAACAGTTGTTGGATACCAATTCATATAATCTAAGTGTTGACTTAGCAAAACTCTAGATTCCTCCAAAGCAAATGGAGCGTCTCGTCCAAATGTTCTTGCCTCTTGATAATATACGTATGTTTGGTCTCGGTCAACGCGTATAGTCGCAATTGCTTCTTGAAATAATTGTCTATTACCGGGCTGTATCATTTGCCGAAGACTTTGCCCATATGAGCTTTCAAATGAAGATGTATCTGATGTAAATGGGGGTCTAAAATAAATAAGGTCACTGTGATTCTCAGCATCTGGACTTGTCTGTCGCCTGAGGCCTAATTCTGGATGCCTTCTTCTCAATTCGTTATATGAAAAAAGACCCTCATCGCAAATTGCGGCTGAATTGGAACGTGTAAAAATTTCAATTCCTCTTCGTGAGTCGGGTCTTAGAATACATATATCTTCATCTTGATACACTACATCATTGTAGTCCATCCCCATAATGGGATTAGAAATCCGCATCTAAGAGGTACTCTCCGCGTGACACTCTTCGTCACCTTCGTTCCTCAGAAGTCCGCGTCGAGACCAAAAGACTGCTCCTCCACCGTCTTCCCCACACCCGACAACGCATAATTTGTAACGCGCTTCTCAAAGAAGTTATCCTTCCCCTCTAGCGAAATACGCTCCATAAAAGGGAAAGGATTGCTAACGTTATAGGCCTTCGGATACCCCGTCTGTACGAGCAGACGATCAGCTACGAACTCAATATACTGCGACATATGCTTTGCGTTCATGCCGACCAAAGCGCAAGGTAGCGCCTCCGTGATAAACTCCTTCTCAATCTTGACAGCCTCCTTGACTAGCTTATACGCCTTCGTCTTGTTCAGCTTCTCCGCCTGCATTCCATAAAGCAAGCAGGCGAATTCTGTGTGAAGACCTTCATCCCGAGAAATGAACTCATTGCTGGTTGTTAGCCCGGGCATAACACCCCTCTGCTTGAGCCAGAAGATGGAGCAGAATGCGCCTGAAAAGAAGATACCTTCCACGATGGCAAATGCTAGAAGCCGAGTAGGAAAATCAGCATCCGCATTATCAATCCACTGAAGAGCCCATGCTGCCTTCTTCTGGACACACGGAACGCGGGTAATAGCTCCTAGCATATTGCGCTTCTCCTCCCGGTCCTTGATATACGTATCAATCAGTAGCGAGTACATAACGGAATGGACGCCTTCCATCATATTCTGAACACCGTAGAACAACTTAGCCTCGGTATACGGCACTTCCCGCATGAAGCGCATAGCCAAGTTCTCCATAACAATTCCATCAGAACCAGCAAAGAAACCAAGGACGCGATTAATAAAGAAACGCTCGTTTGCCGAGAGTTTGTTCTGATAATCATCTACATCCTTGCTCAGTGATACTTCTTCCGGAATCCAAAAGACACTCAAGTGCTTTTGGTACATCTGATACAAACCCGGCTGTTTAATCGGAAACACTACAAAACGGTCAGCCTCCTCATCCGTAAGAGGGGCCTTCGCCTCAATTGCTGAAATACCCTTGGAAGTATAGGCCTCCTCCTCATTCGCAATACTCAACTTCTTCATAGGCTTCTCAGAGGGCTTCTGCACATTTTCAACACTAATTGAATCAATCGGAGCCAAATTAGCGACACTCATACTTTCCATGCTCATCCTGCTAGTAATCATTAAAGCGAAAATATCCAGGAATGCCGATTTCTTGCCTGCGTTCAAGCCTCAAATTTTTTTGTTTTATTTAGATTAGTTTTCGCCTAAAGTTATTCGGCTAAACTACATGTAGAATAATGTCACAGTGGGGACTTTCTCTCAATTCGGACATTATGCACTTGGTCGCTGGATTTTTAGATCCAGTAGATTCTGCTAGAATGGCATGTGTTAGCAAGGGATGGCGCACATTTATGTATAGACCGCAAATCTGGAATCGGTTTAATTGGCGTGCCACTACAGATTACAAAGTCCTTGGTATTACTGATAAAAGTGTTCATTGTGGTGTTAAACGCCGCGATTGTTTCTGGAACTGGGCCTCCCGGAACTACAAATTTCACGATGGTGGTGTTCAAAATATTAATATGCTCTGGCGTATATGGTTAAAACAGGGTAAGCCGTGCCCGTCGCTTTATCATCATCTACCGGCTACCTGTTTTTTATATTCAATGCCCGAAAATGACAAGGCCCATTATCTAAAACATCACATTATCTACGGTAGCCAGAATATAAACCCCTATTATCAATATCTCAATCGAATGTCTCGTCTCGTCTGGTCAGAAAATGGCAGCGCAACACCCATTCATTGGTTAGAAGAAATCCAGCACCTCAAGATTCTTCTAACTGCTTGTGAGAGAGTGGCAGAAAAAGAGCGAACATTTAGTCAAAAAACAGAAATTTCTCTTCTAAAAACGGATATAATTGAATTTCAAAAAATCTTAGACGAGTTCTATCGCATTTACAATGTCTATCGCTCGTCTCTTAATAAGCTTTGTTTACTAACAAATAACTTTTTCCGCATAAATCACCAGCAGATAATAAATCATAATAACCCGGTATGGAATAATATAATTTTCAGTCTAAATGTAGAGTCGGATGCCACCGGTACTTAAATATGGTTCTCTTTTTAAAGATACACTTTTCATATCTTATTTAGTTCTGCTGGGATATACGACAATTACATTAATAGAAGCTGTGCGAACATCAAGTATTAATGTACGTCATATAATGAATCTGGAAACTACTGTTAGTTTAGTGGCCTCCATTGTGTATGTAGTCTTTAATGATAAAGTGAAGACAGATAACTGGGCCCTAAAAGACTTTACAAAACTCCGTTATTTGGACTGGATGATCACGACACCACTAATTATCTTAGGTCTACTATTATTCTATAATCAGAAGTTGGCCTCCATTAAATACAAGACTTTTTTCACAATGGTCTGTTTTAACTGGCTCATGTTATTGGCAGGATACATGGGTGAAATCGGAGCAATTCCCCGACTTGTGGGACTTGGCCTTGGATTTGGTTTCTTGGTTTCGCTTTTATCGTTAATGGTTACTTGCTGTATTCCATCTGGTTCTAATTATTCGGCGTTCATAGTCTTCACACTTCTCTGGTCATTATACGGGGTGGCATACATGACGGATGAGGAAACAATGAATATATCCTATAATATTTTGGACGTCTTCTCCAAGGCTGTATTCGGTGTTGGTCTTTGGTTACTTTACGGAAAAGTATTGAATTTTTCATAAGCCACTAAATAGGGATGAGTCGCAGTATAAACAATTATGTTATTGCCTGTCGCTCCTATGACAGGGCGGAAATATTTCCTCTGAAAACATATCGTATGCTGGAGCACAATGGCCTGACTGACCGGTTATATATCTTTGTTGCTAATGCTGAGGAAAAAACCCGATATGAGCATTCCCTCAAGGGAAAACCCTACAAAAAAATTGTTATTGGTGAATTGGGTGGGGCAAACGCTGTTAAAGCAATTTGTAAGTTTTTCCAAAAAGGTCAACGAATCCTGTTCGTAGACGATGATTTAAATCGTTTTTATTGCTTTGATAAGGATCATAACTTTGAGAAAGATTCCCAAAAATTAGCACATTATTTAGAAGATGCATTTGACACAATCGATAAATATAATCTTGGGTCTTTTGCCTTTGCTTCCATGCAGAATAAGTTTTGGTTAAAAGGAAAACCTTTCAAGGAATTTAGACCATTTTTGCTAGTGGGTAATTTCTTTGGATGTCGTAATGATTCTGAGATGATTATTACAAAGATTTCACACAATGATGATATATTAAGAACAGCGCGTTATCTTGACAAATTTGGTGGAGCATTAGTCTATTGGTGGGCAGGATTTGAAACCCATTATGCTTTGGAACAAGGCGGAATGCAAGCATCTGGAACACGTGGATTCAAAGATGAACGTGAACAAAAGACAAAAGATATAACGCTAAAGATGTACGAGGAGGAGCCTCTTCTACAAGCCTATACGCAGGGACCCAAGTTATATCCCCGTGAAGGTCTATGGTCGTTTAAAATTAAGACGGCTCCTTCAATTTGGAAAGTGATGTCTGAGCGCGGTGT